GAGAATTTCACAGGTGAGCACATTGTAATGCATACGATACTTGGTCCACAGTTTCTCTATAAAGTATATCCATTGTTTTCGCTGGTTTCGATAGTTCTTTACGTGAAAGGTGGTTGACCTCAGCTGCCAATTAAACCAATGAATGTCTCGTTCGCGTGCGGCTTCCATGTAATAGGCACGCGTCCTTTCCGGACAACGGGACTGACGCGTGAGCCCAACTCCTGGTTTCTCTGGCCGACAAGTGCGTACAACGGTGAGTCCTTCCATGTTCTTTTTAAAAAAAGAACGCAAAAAAGGGCAAATCAATTTTTGTTCTTTTAGAAAAAGAATTCAAAAACTTAGGATTACATGAGGATAAGTATTTTAATATTTCTAATCTTATTCTTCGTGTGACCTTCTTTATTCTTCCTCTAATCCTTCTGTTTTTGTTTTCTTTTTTCTAAAAGAGCTACAGGGCTTATACGACTTTCGATGCCACTCCGTAATGCCGTGTTCACGTATCCCATCCATGTGTTTCTTCGCCCCGTATCCTTTGTTCTTGTCCAGGCCGTACCGCTCCACCAAATACGGATGCTCTTCGCACAAGTCCAGGATATAATCATCGCGGGCAACCTTTGCCAAGATGGATGCTGCCGCAATCGAATAATAGGTAGAGTCTCCCTTTTCCACGCACGTATATGGGACCGTGACCCATGCCTCATTTATAATTCGAGTAATCGGTTTGAAATAATTGCCGTCGACCAACAGGGTACCTTTATCGGGTAGAATCTCCAGAATACACGTGTGCATGGCCTTCATCGTGGCCTGTAGAATATTGAGGTCATCAATCGTCTTCTCGTCGGAAAAGGAAACAGACCAAGCCAAGGCATGTTGCTTGATCTTGTCGGCCGCTTCGCGTATCTTCTTTTTACTGGTGAACTTTTTGCTGTCCTTGATAAAGGAGAAATCCATTTCCAACGGCAAGATAACCGCAGCACAATACACACGTCCAAACAACGGTCCCCGACCGGCTTCATCCACGCCAATTTCGGTTTCGGTCTCAGGTGCCTTCATGTTATCGTTTTGTAATGAAGTTCTTTTGAATTCATTTTTTATCAAGTACGAAGTATGAAGTATGAAGTATGAATGATGAAGTATGAATGATGAAGTATGAATGATGGAACAGAATAAAGAATACCTATTCTATCTATCATGGACATTCTATCTCGTTTACCTGAAGAACTTCAAGGTCGTATTATGTCCTATACCTATCGACCACAGCCCGATTTTATACTCGAAGACATTCAAAATTTTGTAGATTCCAAAAATGACCTTCTCAAAAAATATTATGATTTTTGGATTGTCCATCTACACATGTCCATCCCTGAAGATAGGCGCTGGCTCATCAACGACTTCTTTTATTATGCGAACGAATATAAACCAACCATGTTTGGATACTCCAACTCATTTTATCGTTTATTCAAACGGATGTATGGGATAGACACTGTGGAAGAAGTGGAAGCTTTTGTTCGAAAACTAGGTAAAAAAAACGTGGAGACCCAAATCAATGTTGTGTTAGGATTATTTACGACCGACCAGCGAGATGATTTATGTATGAATTTAATTACGACTTAAACGTGTACGTTACGTTAACTTGTAAAAAAGATTTAAACAATACGACTTATCTTTTGTATGGAATATACAACTTTTGACAGTATGAATTTAAATGAACCTTTATTGAGGGCGATATATGCCTATGGATATGAGCAGCCGAGCATTATCCAACAACGTGCGATTGTACCCTTTTTAACAGGACAGGACATGATAGCACAAGCCCAATCTGGGACGGGTAAAACCGCAACCTTTACGATTTCGACGATTCAACGACTAGACCCATCCATCCCTACAACCCAGGCCCTACTGTTGTCTCCGACTCGCGAACTGGCTGTTCAAACATTTCAAGTGTTTTCGGCGCTTAACTTGTATACGGGTTATACCGTATCTAACTGTATTGGCGGACAATCAGTGCGCGATGATGTCTATCGTATGAACCAGGGGATTCAAGTGGTCATTGGTACCCCAGGGCGAGTCTATGATATGATCAGTCGTCGTGCATTGCCCGTCAAAACCATTTCGATGTTGGTCTTAGATGAAGCAGATGAAATGCTATCACGGGGGTTCAAAAGTCAAATTCAAGAAATATTTAATACCTTGCCCCCATGTCAGGTATGTCTTTTCTCAGCAACCATGCCGTCTGAAGTACTTGAGTTGACCCAGAGGTTCATGAAAAATCCCCTCCAACTTTTAGTTCAAAAAGAACAACTCACGTTGGAAGGGATACGACAGTTCTACATTTCTCTAGAAGAGGAATGGAAATGGGATACCTTATGTGACTTGTACGAGACGTTGCCCATCAATCAGTCCATTATTTATTGTAACACAAGACGAAAGGTTGAATGGATTAAAGAAAAGATGACGGAGAAGGATTTCAATGTCTCATGTATTCATAGCGAATTATCACAAGATGAGAGACATAGTATCTTGAACGAATTCCGCTCAGGCAAAACCCGTGTTCTCATCACGACGGACTTACTCGCGCGAGGCATCGACATTCAGCAGATTTCGCTCGTGATTAACGTCGACCTTCCGACAAACCGAGAGAATTACATTCACCGAATTGGACGGTCGGGACGGTTTGGACGAAAGGGAGTCTCTATCTTGTTAGTCACGAAAGAAGATGTCCCTTATATGAAAGAGATTGAATCCTTTTACCATACCCAGATTGCGGAAATGCCCGAAAGCGTGGACAAATTCTTTTAAAAGGACCAAGGCATTCTGTTCCTTGAACCAAATACAGAGAAGGAATTTATTTGTCTGTTTAATGATTGTGTGAGTGCCTTTGCGTCGGAAATTGCCTTTGCTTGCGCCTGTGCGACTGCTTGCGCCTGTGCCTGGGCCTGTGCGACTGCTTGCGCTTGGGCTTGCGCCTGTGCCTGGGCCTGGGCTTGTGCTGCTGATTGAGCCTGTGCTGCCCTCCTATCTTCCACCGCTTTTGCTCGTTTTTGTTGTTCACGTACAAATTCTCTCTGTATGGCTTCCAGTCGTTCTTGTTCCTCTCTCTCGACCCTAAGACGTTCCTTTTCTTCACGTACTGCCTTGGCTGCCGCAAACTTCACGGGGTCAATTTCATTTGTCACGTTATATTTTTCATTCTTTATTTTGTAATAGCGTGCGTTGGTTTTAGGCATGGACCTATTGCCGTATCCTTTAACTTCTGTATATGGATTGGTCGTAGTACTGTAGGGATAATAAGAATTATTTTCAATGTCCAATACCTCTTCTGTATTTGTAAAAATGTTTTTACATTCCTTGTCTGTATACAAGGTGATATTCGACAAGTCTCTTTGAAATGCTGTTGATTTTCCAGGATTTTTACCGGACTGAGTTGTTGCGCTGTAGTTCTCGCCACTGTTCACGTAAGGAATGGGAATACATCCGTTTACAGCACGTTCCGAGGCAAAACGTGTCATCGCATCTTCACTCGGAGACACCATAAAAAAAGGTAGGGGGGGCTTGTTGACTTCAGTATCGTTTATCTTGTAATAGGTAGCGTTTTGCCGTTTGTCTACTGAAAAATAGAGTATATTCTGGTTATTAAGTGAGGCCTTTTTCATGTAGGTTTCTTCGTTGGCGCGTATATCACATTCGTCGTCGGCATAAAGACGAAGATTTCTTTTGTCTCCAGGCGTAGTGACAAAGACTCTTTTTTGTACTACATCGGTTATTTTGGTAGAAGGTCGAATAGCACCGGGTAAAGGTCTACAACTACCGTCTCCATTTAATTCATACACCTTTAACTTTCCATTCTCTCCGACTTCTAATAAATTTGCGTTTCCTGGGACTTTAACTTTACTTAAGTATTCACTAAGGTCACCATTGCTCCATCCTGCTCCCATCTAAATATAGTGAATATAAACCTTTATTCTTTTGAATCATTTATTTTGACTCATTTATTTCCGTAGTTCTATTTATGGACTCTTATTTTGGAAAAATCAAATCGACTACCTATCAGTCACCTGTTTATACCTATTCCAACATGAGAGAATATGTAGAAACCAACGCAAAACACATCAAGCATTTAGAGAAGGTTATCGATACCCTTATACAGGATGTTCATTTGCTTGAACATAAGATATTACAAATAAAGGCGAAAAAGGATACTTAACATAACGATAAATATCTAGAACTATATAAGGATGAACAAACTAGTCTTGAATGGGATTGAGCGAAATATCGAAAACGAACCACCTCTTCATTGGGTCACCGGAAAATCAGAGTTTCCTTGTTGGTTTAAACAGTTTATAAATGACCAAATGTTGACACTCACTTCGTTAAAACTTGGGTCCAATCTCAGCATGTTTGGAAAAGTCATTCAAAAAATCAACGGAAAAATAATAAATAGTTATGTACATATACGGTCAGATAAATTTGACACGAATGTAATGACTCAAACCGGACCTCTTCAATTTATGTCCTTTCATATCATAAAAATGAATGGTTAATATCCTTTCTTCATCTTAAAAAATATAACAACTATATATACATGGACCCTCGTATTCTCTACAGCTTGCAATCAGCCCTTCTCTTTTTTATCATTGCTTCGCCCCAAGTGTACGCCATTACCGGCGCCATCTTTAAGACGAAAGGGACCAGTGCGCTCGTGCTCCACTCCGTCGTCTTTGGTCTTTTGGTCTACATTCTCATGCTGATTAATGCTTAAAAGTATTTTAAATACGTTGTTGATAATGAAATAGTATCACCTTCCTTTTATATGGAAGATGATATAAAGGAAAACGACACTCTGGGACGTGTATTTACACCACCTGTCTTGCTCAAAGAACTCTATGCCCAACTGAGTCCTTTTTTACGTCCAGGCATGCAAGTCTACGAGCCAGGTGTAGGCGACATGCGTTTTCATGCGGCCTATCCATTACCTTGTACCTATTCAGGGTGCGAGATTTCGCCAATCGGAGACTTGCCTATTACCATTTACAAGGGGGATTTTTTTGACCAGCCCCTAGACACGTATGACCTCATCCTAGGAAATCCTCCCTTTCGTATCGAAACCAGTGGTCCACACTCTTCTCCCACTCCGACGAAATGTCCACAGGTCACGATTTGGCCCAAAATGGTGAAACGATGTTTTGAACATTTGGTCGAGGGCGGCTTTCTGGCAATGATTTTACCGTGTATGTGGTTGAAGCCAGACAAGGAAGGGATACACGCGCTGTTTATGCGCAATCGACTCATTTCTGTACGTTGCTATAGTTGTACCGAAAGCAATAAGCTGTTTGGTTACAAGTGTCAGACTCCGGTCTCTATGGTCATTATACAAAAGGTATCCTCTATCGGTTCCTTTTTGCTCTACGACAACGGCTACATTCCGTTTACGGTTTTGTCTCCACCCTGTATTCCTACCCAAAATGCGGCATTGTTACAAGCAAGTTATCGGCTCATTCGAACGCCGCTTACCTGTATCAAGTTGTCGACGGTGCCCAAGGGACACGTTGTGAAGAACCCGTCCAAAGGATTTCCTTTATTGACGACGTATAAACAGGATTCCATACATGGTATCGAACAGGATACACCTGGGCCTTACCACGGTATCCCGAAAGTATTACTTCTTCACAAGAGCAAGCCTATCCCTTTCTTAGACCTACACGGAACTTATGGTGCAGGGGGACGGGATGTCTACGTTTTGCCTGTAGATTCTTATGAAATGATGTTGGACCCACTTGTACAAAAGATACTCAAATCTTTTACCATAAGGATGAATTATTATGAAAAACAGACCTTTCAATATTTACCCTGTGTAGAAGAGTTTTCTGAATGGAAAAAAAGTATTTCTATACTATATGACCCGTAAACGTCGAATGCGACGAAGACGTCGTACACAAAAGGGAGGCAAACCAGTAAACCCCGAAATATGTAAGGGGTTACCGTATCTGGTGAATGGATTCGAATACACCGTAAAAACAAAGGATATTATTCAAAATCAACCACAAGAGGACTACAAGTCTTTTTTGGGGACATGTAAACCTCCCTATGCTGTCTCGACTACCCATATGTCAAAATATACGTCGAAAGGGTCCTTCATGTTGATGACCAATCCAGAGGAATTATCTATTTTTGTACAGAAATGGATTAAACGAATCGAACCCATCTCGAAAGAAAAGTTTTCCAGTTCTCTTTACCGAAGCAACATTAACCCGTTTAAATCTTACTATGACCAGCTTGTGTTGTACAAAACCGCTATCGAAAATAAAAAAGATATGATTTCAAAAATGTTGACATCGGATACAGACGTTCTTTTCACGAAAGACAATATCCAAGATACAGTTAATGCGATAAAGATGAAGTATGACTATTATACTGATTTACCTTTCAACATGAAAGAATTCTTGGGATTTGAGAAAATGGGTGGATGGATGGGGTCGGACGCGAGCAGGGCAAAAGTGATGAAAGAGATTGATACAGAAGTAGGTAAGTTGACTGGAACTGTGCCTGATGTTCAAAGTCCAGTAGATTCAATAAAGGCTGAGATGGAGCTCAAAAAGAATGTGTCCAAGGCAGTCTTAGTACTGACCGCCTATGTCTTTTGTTACCTCAATGAAGCAAATGACCCGAAGTCCTTGAATAAAATTCTAAACGTCCTGAATAAATTGTATGAACAAATGAATCGTTTTTCGCAGGCAAAGGGAATGGGAAACCCGGAAGATTCTCGAAAGTTACTCCAGGAATACGTGACTAGTTTTCCAGCTAATCTGGCGGAACTCAAAAAAGAGATGGGAACTATGAGGGGGGGCATGTTTGGAAAGGCTAAAAAATGGATGGAAAATCACAAACCAATTCGGACAGCGATTGCTTCTGCAGGTGCAGGTGCTGCTTATCTTTTAGACGGACAAGCTGGTATTCCAAAACGTACACCTTCAACAGGTTTCGGTAATCCGGGTCCTGAATCTACAATCGGAAAAGAATTAGGTGAAGGAAACAAAAAGGTTAGTACCATTTTAAATCCTATCGTTACTAACACTTCTGCTGCTATTACTACAGTGAAACCCCCTGAAACTCCTCTTACAGTGAAACCTCCTAAAACTCCTCCTCAAAATAATGATCTTTCGACCGGAGTGAAACCTCCTGAAACTCCTCCTCTTACAGTGAAACCTCCTGAAACTCCTCAAAATAATGATCTTTCGACCGGAAATAAAATACAGAATTATACACGTGCTCAACGTGTTGCTAGTGCTTCTGCTAAACGTGCTGCTCAGGCTGAACGCACTAATCTTGACGAACTCGCTTCTGATGCTGCTAAACGTGCTGCTGCTGAACGTGCTGCTACTGCTGAGGCTGCTGCTACGGCTGAGGCTGCTGCTACGGCTGAGGCTGCTCGTGCTGCTAATGCGGAGGCTGCTCGTGCTGCTAATGCTGAGGCTGCTACGACTGCTGCTACTGCTGAGGCTGCTACTGCTGAGGCTGCTAATGCTGAGGCTGCTAGTGCTGCTAATGCTGCTGCTGAGGCTGCTAATGCTGCTACAGCTGAGGCTGAAGGTGCTGCTACTGAACCTAAAGTTAAACCTGAACTTGATAACAACGATAATCCGAAACCAGTTTATTACAAAAAAAAACCAAATGGTACATTAGATAAATTCAATGAATATCCTAATGTTGCTGCTGCTGTTGCTGCTGCTAATGCTTATAAAGCTGCTGCTGCTGCTGCTTATGAAGCTATCAAAAATGCTTATAAAAAAAATAATGACGATAAAATTTTTCCTGAGGCTGCTACTGTTGCTTATGACACTGCTCGTTCTGCTTCTAAAAAGGCTGAGGATGAAGCAAGTAAAGCAGATGAAGCAGCTGATATTAATAAAGCGACTGAGGCTGCTAAACGTGCTCTTGAACATGCTGTTGCCGCAGCAGCTGCGATTGATAAATTTGTTTCGACTCTTCCGTCTAGTTTTGATGCGAAAGATGTGAATAAAGCGGCTAATGATGCTGCTGCTGCTACTGGTTATGTTCGTACTTCTGCTGCTCTTCCGGCTCCTGATAAACCCATAGTCACTTCGACCCTTCCTACCTACGAGAAAACAATACATCAACTCTATCAACCTACCGATAACGACCCATTGAAAGAATTCTATGAGAAGATAAAGGAAGGTAATAGTGAACTGGACGATTTGTACAAACTTATCTTAAAGTTAGATGGGAATGAAAATATAAACTATCTTGAATTGAAGAATTATATTGGTGCTGCTAAGGTTACTGGTGCTGCTCCTGAAGGCGGTGCCGAAGTTGTTCCTGAAGGCGGTGCTACTAAGGTTACTGGTGCTGTTCCTGAAGGCGGTGCCGAAGTTGTTCCTGAAGGCGGTGCCGAAGCTGCTCCTGAAGGCGGTGCCGAAGCTGCTCCTGAAGGCGGTGCTACTAAGGTTACTGGTGATGTTCCTGAAGGCGGTGCCGAAGCTGTTCCTGAAGGCGGTGCTACTAAGGTTACTGGTGCTGGACAACTAGGAGGGAGTGTGGCGGACCCAAAACCCGCAGTCTTTCGAGCAAGAATACATTTTTTCATGAAACCTCTTTATTTTCTGATGAAAAAACTACAGAAAGACCTTTCTGAAAAAGAAAAGATAAAAGTCAAGCAAAATGTCTATACGCCAAAGACCGGATTAAAAGACAGATTATCTGGTATGAAAGAATATATCAAAGAAACGGTCCGCGGGCAAATGCCTGTTTTGTTCTATCCAGAAGGAGTAGATGACGAATATTCGTTTATAAGACTCTATAACAGCTACGAATACAAATACGCAAAACCCATGTTCGAACTCAAGAACATTGAGATGGGTGACACCTTTCAAAATACAGCCTATCTAAAAGAACGTGGATTTGTATTTGCGAAAGACCCTGGCTTATTTGGAATGGGTAAAGCCTATTACTATGACGAGGAAGATTTTCAGAAAGGGACCCCACTTCAAAAGCCGGTGTTAGAGACGGAGGTGAAACCAGCTAAACCTAACACTAAACCTAAAAATGCTTATGTTATTCCTACGGAAGGACCCACTCGTCTCGAACAGACAAAGAAAGGTATCACTGAACTTGTCTCTAAGATACCCATGACAGAAACAACAAAGTTTTTAATGAAGAAAGGTATAGATACAGGACAAAATACAAAATTCGCTCTAAATACCGCTATCGAAAAGACTGGAATTATCGCAGGTGATACATCAACCGGACTTTCTGGTGCTTATGAAGAAGGTCCAAACCTAGGTGTAGAAAAATTCGTATCAGATACAAACCCATATTCTAAAAAGAAAGGAGGAGCTATCTTAGCAAAAGCACTAAAAACAGCAAAAGATGCGGGAGCAAAAAAACTAAAAAACGCAAAAGATGCGGGGTCATACGCATTAGGAAAAGTTGGTAATCTGGTTGGAGGTATATTATTCATACCATTTTTTGCGTTAGAAATAGTGGCGCGTGTCACGATTCTCCCGTTTATCTTGACTGTCGTATCACTTCAAAGTGTCGCAGGTTACTTTTCGGACAAATTTGATGAAACGTCTTATCAAAATTTGGATAAACTTGCAAACTCCAAGATAACGGAATGCGGAAAAATAGCCGAGTTCCTCCAGGCAAATTGGCGACAGGAAGAAGACAATCAGACACATCAAAATGTACTACAGGTTCTTTCCAATATATATTCTGCGTTAGACTACATTGAACAAGCGGAGGAGTCATATCGCGACCGCAACCAGTATTCTTTAAATAAATTCAAAGAATATCTAAATATATTGGTTTCACGCGTGAGAGACCCCTTGTTCAAACAAAGTAAACTTTATTCATCCATGAATGAAAGTAAGAAATTATTGTATTTGGTCTATCGAACTTTGCGGAATTGTGACCCGAAATCATTGAAGGATGTAAAAAGTGAAATCCTCGAAGGAAAGAGAACGGGTCCGACGTCAGAAATCGACACAAAGATAGATGGAATCAAGGCGGAGATGGCTAAGTTGACTAAGTTGGCTAAGGAGAAAAAAGCCGCAGCAGCAGATACAACAGAATTAGATACGAAAATAGAAGAATTGACCGAACAAATCAAAAAATTAGAAGATAGCAAATCATTATTTCAGGAAATAGACAATGAATCGAAAGAAGACCCTGCTGAGTTAGACGGGGATGAAAAACTCATCAAAAAGATGGTGAAAGAAGCACCAACGATTAAATTTGAAGACAAGGATTTAGATGTGAATAAAATATTTGAAAATCCCAAGACCTTTGTGGTGAAAAGATATAGTTCAGAGTCTAAAAAAGACTTTAAAGGTAGCGTTGACCTGATGAGTGATGTCTCCATCCTAGCACCGAATAACCCACCCGCGTTAGCATCCATTTACGTCTATCGTACCGACGTGGACCCCAACCAGGCAGAGAAGGATGTACTCGCCAAAGAAAAGAAGGCAGAGGACAAGGTCAAATCCGACGCCAGAACAGCCGAAAAGATAAAAAAGGATGAAAGATATTCAAGAGAAAGAGAAGCTAAAAGGGTACGTAATTCTGAAATAAAAAAAACCAGATTGACACAGAATGGTTTAACCACAAGAGAAAAAATAGCATCAAAAACCAGTTTGAGCTTGAAAGACAAGGAGATCAAGCGAGAAGTCGAAAGGGTACGCGCAAGCCATAGAGCTGCGGCGGAAACCATGGAACTGGAATACAAGCTAAAAAATCGAAAATTTTCCGCGGAGATTTCCGAGGCGAAACGAAAGGAAGGGACTGAAAAGCAGGTTGCCCGCATTATTGCTGATAAAAAAAAGTCTGAAACTGAACATAAAGCCGAACTCGATAAGTTGAATGATAAATTTAATCAAGTGCTAGATAAAATAAAACCTGGAGAACAAGTTGAAAAAATAGGAACAAGCACAAGCACAAGCGGTACAAGCGCAACCGGTACAAGCACAAGCGGTACAAGCGTCAGCGGTACAAGCGTCAGCGGTACAAGCGTCAGTGGTACAAGCAACACGAACAAATCACAGAATAAGACGAACGTGACGAAAAAAAACAAGAACAAGAATACGAACAATAATACATCATCGAATGTGACAAAGAAAGAAAAGGGCCCAAGAACCGTCTGTATCACAAAGGCAAGGGGAAAGAAATGTTTTATCGTGGAAACAGTGGGCGGAGAGTTAATCGTTACTCCAAAGCCAGGATAAAATCGAACCGACAAATAAACCCTCACGGTATGTAAAATGACGTTCCTGACTACTCGTTTCACGGACGAGACACTCGGTGAAAATATGCGTTACCGTTCCACGCACAAGGTGGCGTGTATTTATAATCTCATGGTCCCGATTGCGGACCATCATCCCTTTCATCCTCTATACGTAATGGAGATGAACAATACGCAGAACACGCTGGTAGGGATTGGGGTCATTACCAAAAAACGTTGGCCCAAAGAACAGGTGTATGAAAACCCCTACTACAATCGTTATACCTACAAGGGAACCGTATATTTTCCATCAAGTGAACTACCTCCAGAATTCGTGAAAGAACTAGAAGACAGGCTCTTTCGCGGAAAAAGTCACCTGAAACGAGGCAAAAGTATGACCCAGTTTCCAGACAAGTGGTTAAAAAAAGAATATTATGATATCGTAGATAGTTTAATCGAAAATTCAAGGGTTCAAGTGTTCTGAAATCGTAGATAGACGAATTTTTCTTGGGTATTAAGCCAAGACGCGGTATGAAAGTCGGCAAAGGCAACGGGTTCTTTCGTAATGTACAAGTGACACGTGTGTAATTCCATCCCAATCACCTCGTGGTCTTCGCGAATAATCGTAAACATATTCTTGGCGTGCTGGTCGTTGTAATAGATACACGCATTCACAATTTCGACAAAGAGTTGCTGTAGGATGTTCCATTTCTCTACCAGTGTAGTGTCTTTGTTCTTCAGTACAGCATACAGCCGATGAAAGATGGACAGCAATACCTCTTTTAACATTTCCATGAGTTCCTTGTATCGCTTGAACTGTGTCGATCGCTGTGCATACCTAAATGCCATTCGTCTGAAGTGGGCATCGTCTACTCGCTTGAGTAAGTATTTGATACGGTTTTCGACGAGCAAAGGTTCATGCGGATTACGGGCTTCTATGCGTGTGTCAATTTCTTCTAGGAAACGATAATACTGATACACGCTGTTTTCAATCAAGGAGACCAACGGTTTTTGCTTATGGTTCGAGAACTGTCGAATGGTATGTCGTATTTCTCCGATACCCGGCAATCCACAAGGATTTTCTTCGCGCGGAACAAATCCTTGTGTATTTCGTAAATGTTCGTAATAATGGGGATTGTGAATTCGACCATTGACTACAAGACCCGACTTCCAGCTAAACGCCGTTTTACATTCGGTACACCACATTTGGTCGCATCCGTCAATCTTGTAAATACGGGTTGTACATGAAGGACAAGGTTTCGTCTCTTCTCGCAACATTTTTGCCGTGGCCACGTTCTCGGGATTACAAACATGTCCCTCTCCCTTGACTTGGAAACAACTGGAACAGGTATACATGCTACATAGACCGCATTTGTACTGAGTCGAAAGGAAACCGTGACAATGTTCTACCTGACAGTGCATAATGAATTCCTTTTTCTGAGTAGGCGCCGTGACACTTTTCTCAATACGATACTGACGAATGAGTTCATCGTATTGATTTCCTTTACACACGTCGCAGGTATATTCCGTACACATACACGTCTCTACGTGACAGGAGTCGTCTGCAAGACATTCGGTGAGTACGCGGAGACAATTCTTACAGTACGTTTCCTGACAGTCGCCACACGTCATGTTCTCGTTCAGATTGTGTCCCTTACATTTCAAACATTGATACAGAAATCGCTCACGTGTTTCCTCGTATTGATACGCCATCTCATTTCGATAACGAGGCAGCAATCGAACGTTGCGTCGATAGGTATCGTTTGTACTACATCCCTTACACCAGATGGTTTTGTAATTCGCACCATGACACGTCGCACATCCATACGTAAAGAACGTTTTCTTCTCCTGTGTCAGTTCATGTATCTTCTTGTCAATGGACTCATTTTTCTCAAACGCTCGCGCCAAATCTTGGGTATGCGGCAACTGGCTTTTCTCAAACTCCGCATAGACAATCTCGCGACTTTTCTTATAGTCAGTCGTCGTATACGTTTTACCAATCGCGGACATGACGAATTCAATGCCCCACGCGAGTTTACAGCTCATACAATGCGGTTCAGACACCTGACCGCACAAGTAGGTTCGAACGCATGTTCGGCAACAAGAAAATCCGCATGGGCAAGCGATATTGGTGGTGGTGGATTCGCAACAAACTTGGCACGACATTTTTTATAGAAAAGGGATTTATTTTGTTGCGGTCAATTTTTACTCATCTTCATTTCTGCACCTCTGCCTTCAGGAACAGAACCAAATACAGGTGGGGGTGGAGGAAGGTCCTCATGTGGAGGGCTGCAATCCATAACACAACCTTCTGCACTTCTATTCCTTGTAGTAGGGTCTAAAAATTTAAAAATGATACCAAATAATAAATTAAACCAACATTTTTGACCAGGTAAACTCCTAGCATGATTCATCTCCTCCGCTCCTCTACCCCGATTAGTATTACATTTCGAGTCACATCTATCTTCATGTGTCGGTTCCATGTTATTGGCTTGTTTTATTGAGTCATTGACATCTTCAACTATTTTTTCAAGCAAACACTCATCTTGGGGTTTATGCTTATCGATATAGGATAAAATATTAAAAAATTGATATCGAACCATCCGTTTGTCACTTTTATCGTCCTGACTTGTTGTTAATATCTCTTTCAATTCATGTAAAAAGGTCTCCAGGCTATAGTATTCACAATTCTTGAATTTACATTGTTTGTAACAATAGAACCCACTTTCTAGACTACCTATGACAAAATCCAATTTTTCGGCAAATATTTTTCTTAATTCATTCGATATACATTCCTGTTCCATCGCGACCTTGATACGTACCAGATAAATTTTGATAATGTCGATTTTGTTTGTACTAAGTTTGATGCCGTTTAGATAGGATAAATAATCCGATAATAGGGTCTCTACCTGATCTTTAATTATAGGGTCTATACCAAGACGAATGCTTGGACGAATGCTTGTTTTAAATTTTCCACATGTTGAGTCCTTTGGTTTCCTATCCGGTAAGATTACATTCAGGGCAATATTTTCGGTGGGAGGCGTTGTATTGAACGCAATTCCACACTGTTGTAGTAAAATACCACCCATCAAATAAGTGATGTCTCTCAGGGTTTCCCTGTTTGGATTAGGTTGAACATGTTCATCTAGGTCATTGACTAGTTCATCGCGTGATGTCAAACAAAGAAAATCAAGGTCGCTCATAGAGGAGGTTATTTTTTTTAATAAATCAGTAAAAATAGCATCATTCATTAATGCGTGAAGATATTGATAGAAGCAATGTCTTTCACCACCTAATGACATGTCGAACGAAAACATGATTTGGTCTAAAATATCAGTGGGGTCATATTGTGGGACATCATTATAACGATTGCCTCGATAATGTCGTGTATGTATGTAACATATCATCATCGCCATGACATAAAACATGTTTCCTCCTGAATGACAATATTGGGTGTCTCCGATATCTTTAATTTTTTCATTTAATTCTTGGCGAAACAAAGAATTGACCAATCCAAGAATATCTCTCATCACAAGGCATAAATTTCGTAATTCGGAGAATGGACCGCCCCCAGGAGAGTTGTATTTTAAAACGGTATCTGTCATCGCATATTTTGTAGCTATTCCAGCGAAAATCTTATACATATAACTATGGACCAATTCACCTAATCGACTATTTTTGTATTCTTCTATTAAAAATCCTGGTTGATTTGGGGAATATCCACGCATAAGTTGTTTTATCATATCGTCTAGTTGTTTTTCTGTCATGATTTGATAAAATAATCTATATAACCTCTTATCAGGGGGTTCTGGATTTTCCCACTCTTTATTTCCTAATGTTTTAAATTCGTCCATGATTTTTTCAAATTCACTCTCATATTTTTGACGAATCAACTCTTCATAATCTCTTTCTACCGCACATAATGAATTTGATAAAATAGTTAATTCAGCATTTGTAATACTAGAACATGGTAAAATGATAACTTTTGTGCTATGATTTTGTGACTGCGATTGTTGTGATTGTTCATATATATTTTGTGATTCTTGATATATCTGTTGTGTTATCTCTTGTGTTGTTTGTCTTAATAGAGGTTGTGAATATCTATCATCTATTCCTTGATTCGCATCTTCTATAATTTCGGCTTTTTTCGCGGCTTTACTATTAGAATTGTTTAGAAACCCACTTTTGGTAACTATTTTCATAACATTATTTAATTTTGTTTTATTGGTGTTAGTGGTTTGTCTTTTTCCCGACCCTCCCCTGTGCGTTTTCCGAAGGAACCTCGACCTCGTCTTAGACCTCGTTTTAGTCCTAGCCATCTTCAACTTAGACCGTTTTCGTGTCATATATAGTTAACTGTATAATTAAATCTGATACACTTAACTAAGTATTTTAATAGACAAAAATATGCGGGTAGTATAGATGGCCAACCATTCAAAAAGAAAGCTAGAATACACAATCAATATAACAGACACGGATGATAAAATTTTATCAATCATAACCATTCCATTATCTGAAACCTATTACGTCGAAGGAAGATATATTAGTGTAAAAAATCTACTTAAAATATTACTCACTTCAGGGTTTAAAGAAATGTTTATTTATTTTATTCATTGTCGAAGTATACCAGGTTCATCTTCTATTTCAAGAGAACCATACCCAGAGAAACCACCCATAGAAAAACAAGAACAAAACAAATTTCTTTTGGTTCAAGCTCATGGTATAGCTAGACAAAATGAAAAACTATCACCAGATGATGTTATAACACAAAATCATTTAAACAAAATTTTATTCAGAACAGACCTTGGTCAACAATGTAGACAACATAGTGCTAAAGGACGATACCACATTTATGGTTATGATATGGGTTCCTTTACGCAAGGTAAATTGGAACAACCCGATATGACAGATGACCTTTTAATTATAAAAGGTATGAAATTAGTCATAACTAATTATGGTATTGATGAAGGTTTAAAACGTTATGGTACACTGGTTCGGCCACAGACCTTCGCGCCGACACATCCCGCACTAGCAGAATCTACAACTTTGACTTCACTAGCAGAAAATGGTCCACCATCATCACGGCAAAAATTAAGTAAAGGAGGCACTCTCAAACGTAAACGTAGAAAGAAATCTAAATCTCGTAAAAAAAGGCGTTAGAACCCCGTACCCTGTCCCTTATGTTTACGTGCCTTCAATGTCCCTGTTCGTTTCTTCGGTGCACGATTTTGTGTCATTCTCTCACGCACGCGTTCTCTCAAGGCTTCTACCTGCATGGGGTTCACAATCGGTCTATTCGAGTAAGGTCCAAACATATCTTCAATATCATTGAGGTCCTCTTCCGAATAAATCGTGTCCACGTGACCCATATCTTGTTCGCGCATCACCTCGTTTGCCTTTTGTTGTCTCGGGTCCTGCTGAATACGATATGCAAGCATGGTTTGTTGTGCGTAGTTACGTAATTCTGCGTTCACTTGTCCCTGGTAACGGTTCCGTGCGGCCTTTGCTTCGGCGGCTTCCACTTCTGCGGCTCTTTGTTCTTTTTCTCTCTGTACCGAGACCCATTCTTGTATAGAAGCTTTTTCCGCAGCACTTTCGATAGGCCGAAGAGCCATAGATTGTCTAGGTCTAGGCATAGGCTTCGTTCTTGGTTTAGGTTTCGGGACATGCTTGGGGGCAGGTTTATTTTTTCTAGAGACAGCGGGTTTCACATGGCTCTTGGTAGGAGCGGCCCTCACTTTCGGTTTGGGCATAGGAGCTCTTTTACGTGTCGCCTTCGATGAATTCATTGTATAGTATGACTATATTATTTCAGAGTTGTAAAAAGAGGTCCCGGTTTGAGATGTCGTTGTTGTCCATGATGGTTTCGAGGGACCGTATGTTCACATCGGCATTTCCATCTTTGGATAAAAATAACATCATTTCTAAAACAATCTTTTGTTTTTCCTCTGTCCATGCATCTTTCAGTTTCTGCACGGTGTCGTCTGTATACACGACCGACATCATGTCCCGATAAAACAAATGACTGTTCTCTGTCTTCTTCATATACTGGTCAATGATACAGTAATAATAACTGAGACAAAGTCCTACCATGGAACATTGTGAATAAGTCTCCATGAGCCGTCGTATCCCCTCTAATGCGAACGAAAAGAGCAAGGTATATTTTGGAGTGTCGTGCTTGAGAAAGCCTTCACATGCCTGATAAATGGGATTGTACATATACTGAATGTCAATCTTATTTGAATGATAATAGGAACGGGCAATAGACTGGAATAAGCCCGGTTCCTGAAAAGATAGTGTGTTTGCGTGTATCCAGATTTTGGTACCGATGGGTTTTTTACTCAGTATGGCTAGCTTCACAATGACCGAGAGAGGGTCTAGAATAAAATACTTAATGTTGTTCGCCATCTATACAATCATAAGCTTTTTATATTTATATTTATATATCTGACATGGCACAAGCAAATATGCTAACCAATGTCATGATTCATTCAAAAAATTCAAATGGTAGTGTCAATAGCAACGTCTCTATCACTGAAAATCAACGTCTATATGGTCCAGAGACCTTTACTTACATGGTTAGATCCCATGGATGTTATCGACCGAATGAAAAGGTCTTGTTGGGCGATAATGTTTACATGAGCCTGCATGCGTTTCAGGATGAGGGGCTAGAATACAATCCTTCTTATGCGAGAGAATTTTGTGCGGGGCGGATCACCACCCATGCAGGATACAAGCCCATCGAGACAATCGATACAGAATATTTTCAAATGCTTTTCTGTCGGACAGAGAAGGACCGCCACCCGTGTTATGTCCACTGTTGCACGACCAATGAGCGTGTGTATGACTTTATCGACGGGGACCTCTTGTTGTCCGAACTTTTATATTTGGTGAATTTTCATGCAAGGTCGTATGGGGCTTACTATATCGACATGAACCTGTTGACCTGTAACAGTC